AATTATTTCTCGGCGCTTTATCCACAGGGCTACTGTAGAGTGAAGCGCCTTGCTTAGTGAGCAATATGAAACTTCACCTTTACTTAAGGCTATTGCTAAATCTCTGCGGCTTTTTATCATGTCTGCATCTCCGTGGTTGATGTGGTCATTATACACGGTAACGCGTTACCCGCAATAGCCAGATGCAATTATTTTCACTGGTAATTCATACAGTGCCGCATAACTTGTAGTTATGCGTCAACGTATCTGCCCGCATTCACGCGCATACTTCTGTTTCTGCTTTACCAATTCCTCAATCCTGCGCAAGTCAGAAGCCGCGTCACCAGCATCGTTTTTTGCTGAATCATCCAGCAATTCCAGCAGCTCTTCAAAAAATAGTTCAAGCGAAAATCCCATATCTATTACCTCTGTAAGTTAATGTTTACGCATAACAACGCGCTCAACCGGACAAGCCGGTTAGCTTGGGGTTATGCGTCATGCTCTACCATGTCGCGTTCTGTTCCTTTGGCTTTTCGTACATTGCCAAAGCCTGTTTTATGTATCTTGTCCTTCAGACCACCAGCGCCGTTCATTTTGTGCGGCTTGCACAGTAAGCAGCCAGCTCTACGGTTTTTCGGCCTTCCTCGTTTATGGTTCATACTTTCTCCTAAATGCATTACGCATAACTGGTAGTTCCAGCGGACAGCCTACGGCTGCGCGCTGAACATCGTGTTAGGTTTCGTCATGAACAAACTTCACCGCAACCGGCATAACTTCGCATGCTTCATCGGGAACCACGCCATTCTGCATTGCAATCAGGCGTCCGATTTTCATAAGCATTTCTCCTGTAATCTCAACGGTGAATCTAGGCAGCAAAACGCCCTCACCAGTAATCGCTTGCAAATCAACCTCAACCATCATAATTATCAACTCCTGAAACCTAACTACTCGGTGAAGGCGCGACGCTGCGCGCGGTCAAGCGGACTCGCCGGCTTTTATCGTCCAAACCTGCGTAGATTTCTTGCGATACTGCTCCAAATCAACGCCTTCCAGTTGCGGTATTTTTTTGTAGTCAACCGCGCCTTTCCTTTCAGTCTGATACACAGTAATGCCAGCGCCTTTTGTGTTTTCCGTGCAAATCTCTAGCAGTTTTTTCCGCGCTTCTTCCACGCGCTCTTCCGCTGCTTTCTGCTCTGCAATCGCATTTTGATATTCGATTGCCGCGAAGGTAAACAAATCATCGTCGCGCTCGGCGTACTCTTTTTTATTGCTCTGCAGGTGTGGCGCGTACAGTTTTTCGTCTGCAATTGTCTCACAATACAAATCATAAAACGCTTTAATGCGCGGCATGTTTTTATCCAACCAATCAGACTCACGCTCAACGCGCACAAAGTCAATTCCTTGTGTAGTCCATACCACAAACAAACATGATTGCTTATCCGCACAAATCATTTGCCACTGCATTTGCGCGTAGTATTCTGGGTGAGACTCTAAAAAATCAGAGGCAATTACAGATTGTTCGCGCAGCGAGTAAGGACATTTGATTTCCACTAATTCGTCAAGCTCGGTAACGCCATCCGGTGATGCGCCGCACAACACGCCTTCGATTTCGCACGAAACAAAATCATGTGGCAGAACTTTGCCGCTTGCAATCCAGCAGCAAATACTCTCTATCGCATTCTGCTCATTATCATGCCCCCACCGTGTTGCAATGTTGCCATTAAACTCCGGCTCTGCGCTAAAATGCTCGCGCACCATCCGGCGCAAAACATCGTCAGCCGTGGCAAACTTTGACAGTCCTAGGATTGCGCCAACGGCACTTGCTGTGATTCGTCCCTTGCGATCCGCGCTCAATTCAAGCGCGGTTTGCGGGTGGTATTGTCTGTTTGTGATATTCATTTTTTCACCTTTTTCTGCAACATTGAAACAGCAGATGCGTATTTGTTCATCGGCATAGCAGCTACAGAATTAACCCCGAAGTATTGACAGAATGCAGCTTTGTCGCTTCCGGTTTCGTCCAAAAGCCTGTTCAGTTCACCAAACTCCGCATCTCCGATTGTTAGATTGCTCGGCATAACCTTTGGCTGTTGATTGCTATTAGATAGCGGCTTTCCATTCATGCCATTGATATGCTTTGTCAAATCCCACACCTTTTTACCATAGTCATCAACAACGCTTGGGTAGTTGCCGCCTTCTTTTTTTGCGTCCGCTGGTAGATAAACCATATCCAAATCGTACAGGAATCGACCGATTCCGAAGTTGACGCAAGCGCGTTTGAAACTGTCGCTGGATTCGCCTTTCTCGGCTTCGGTGTTGGACTCTGTGCCGCAATCACTGCGCCACAATACAGAGCTATCAGGCATTACAATGCCTACCTCGCAATAGATTCTGCCTTTTACCTCGGTGTGCCTTCTGTGCCACCCATAAACGCAAACCGCGTCTAGCCTAGACATTGCATCACGAGCATCAATGTACGCAACGCATGTAGCTTGTGGTTTGTTCTTGCTGAATGACTGAACGCGCCATTTGTATGGCATTGGCGCAGAAAGAGCCGATAGAATTGTTTTTAGGTATTCATCGTTCATTGTTTTGTCCTCAAAAATTGATTTCTGGCGCGCCTTTTCGCTCTAACAATAGAGCGTGCAGCGCATCGTACAATTCATTCAACTCTTTTGTATCGCCGTGTCCATACAGTGCCAGCTTAAAAAAAACGGTATCGCCAGAGTCGAAAATAGATACACTAGCGGTGCTGTATCCTTTAAGATTCGTTGATGCGCTAAATGAGGAATCGAGACCAACAGCCCCAAACTCCTGTGATAGCGCGAAAATATCGCTTAAAACTCTATCTGCCGGATAATCGTTCATGCCATTTGCTCCTCAATATAATCCCAATCTTTAGCCGTTAGCAGTCTCTCAATTTTTTCTCTGCGCTTGCCGGTACGGCTGAACAGGTGGATTTCACAGCCATCCAGATATTCGCGGCGGTCATCGCGCGACATGCGCGGTGGCATGTTGCCAATATCGCGGGATGCGAACATCGGCATGGGGCGATCGAAGTTTCTACCGTATACAGTGACCGGATACATTACCGCACAGCCTTGGCGCGGCGCGCGTCGATTGTGCGGCAAAACAAGCCCAGAGCATCGGCAAAAGTCTTGCCTACAAATTGCTCTTTTCCCCATTTGCTGCCGTGGGTGATTACCCACAAGCCTGTCTCTTTTTCATATTTTGCAATCATTTGTCTGTCTCCTTTGTTGATGTGGTCATCATACTATACCAATGAAGCGTGTCAACAATTATTTCAACTATTTTTACTGTTAATTCATACAGTAGTGACGGCTCCAACGGATTCAGATAGGCGCACTAGATAATCACGCAAATCTACTAGCAGCTCAGGTCTGTCTGGCGTACCAGTCAAGCTGGCATCAATCAGCATCAAATCCTCGCACTCTACAGATACGACAACGCGCACGCTGTCAATATCCAGCCAGATAACAGATAGCTTGCAATCAATGCCGCTATCCTCTAACGCGCCCACGGCGTTTGAGATTTCACGAACCATGGTTTTAATGTTTGTGCTTTGCATTTTGTATCCTGCGCTTGTATGTGTTTTTTTCTTTAACGACTTGGTAGATGTGGTCTAGGTTTTCAGGCAGCCAAAAAAGCTCAAGCCATTTCCTTCGCATTTTATAGTCGGCAGTTTCAATGCCTTTTGCTGCGCGATCCTTGCGCAGCTTGGCCATAATTTCGGCTTTAGGCTTCATCCTCAATCCTTACGCAAACCGGAAACGCATCCATAGCGCAGTCTGGCAACAAGCCGCGCTGCAAAACAATAAATCTGCCAAGTTTTAGCAGCATTGCGGTATCAATATGAACGCTATGCGTGGCAACTTTAACGCCTTCACCAGAAAGGCAATCAACATCGACAGTCACTTTCATACTCATGCCACTACGCTCGCAACATATTTTATTGACCCATTGTTCATTCCTGCCAGCAACTCATCCCTCCGAATGCTGCGATTGCCTTGTTTCGTAGCCAGATAGTAAAGTTGTGTGCCGCGAATCTTTACGCTGCCAGCAACGGTAGCTTCTATGCCATCAATGTTCAGTACCCAGCCGTTGTAAATTTTCATGTCTGCATCTCCGTGGTTGATGTGGTCATTATAGGCTTGGGGTCATACTCATCCCCCTCGGGAAGCAATCGCAAGGCTTCAAGCACAGCTACTATGTTTTCTGGGGTATTATCCAAGCCATTTTGCGGATAAAGTGAGCACAAGAAGGGGTCGGCGCTGGTAACAAAGCGGACTTCATTGTTGTAGAAGCGAATTGCGAGGGGTAGGTGCATGTTGTTCTCCATTTCTAGGTTCTGGTTGGATCGCCCTTCCAGTGAAAGTAATAGTAACAAAAGAGCCTCTGAAAGTAAAGTAAAAAATACGCAAGGCGCAAAAATAATTTCACGCCTCGCGTATTTCTAACCCAACCTTACTGGTTGGTGTCTGCCGGCGGGGCATCTTCGCCCAAGTCTTCTGGGGTCAATACCAAGAAACCCTCAATGGTTTCATCCGAGGTCAGGACATCACCAATAGCAGATACATTAATGCGAGCAAGGCGGCGGTCGCCGTCTTTGAACACCAGGCGCTGCTGATCTTCCTCGCAGGGCTTGGGTTCCAGTTCCGTGGTGATACCTTCAACGAAAGACACGCCAGCATACGCAACCCCCATTACAACTACCGTACCCACAATGTGGATGTATTTTTTAGGTTCAGACATACAAACTTCCTCGAGTAGTAAGTGCACCCAGCAGGAACCTGCTGGGCGATTGCCGCAAGGCAATTCTAAGCTCCCTGCGCTCGCAACCAAGCGTAGGCGCTTTGCAGGGCGACAATTTGCAACGAACAATCATCCAGCGCCCGGTGCGGTACAAAGCACGCATGTGGATAAACTTTTGGCCACTCCCAACCTAAATCAGCCGCCAACTTGTACACCGTCCGCGCATCGCGCACTTGACTATACTTCCAAGGAACCGCAAGGGAAGCCGCCTTGAAGTAATACTCCAGCACAGTAATGTCGAATGCCGCCCCATTAGCCCAAATGCGCAATTTCGAGAGGTCTGACTTACATACTTTATGGGTAAAGTCCTGCAGCTGCGTCAACGCCCCGACAATAGATAGACTATTCTCCAGCGCGCCGCTACCGGGAATGCCGGCAGTTTGGGTTGACCACCACTTCACGGTATTCTGGTCAATGTCCCCGCCGAAAGCAATACAACTTTGGGCAGCCACGCAGACGCTAAAACCTCCCCCGCCGCTTTTCCCCGTAGCTAAATCAAAAGCCTGCGCGCCAATTTCAACTATCGCCGCCCGAGGGGACAGGCTCAATGTCTCAATGTCAATCATTATATCCACAGTCAACCCCCCGCCCGATTGGGCGACAATACGACACCAACGATATTTTGTACAGATTCCATCTCAGTTACTGACAACGGTAGTCCTTTGTTTACCGCCCAGCGGCAGCGTTCCACTACCTCGAGGGCGCGGTTGTCTAGGTCTGCGCGTTTTTCCCAAAGTAACTTCAGTGCGGATTGAACCCCGCCCGACATTTCAGCCATGAGGCGCATTTCCCGCTCCATCGCCTCCCGCGCGTTCCGCGCCACCGTAGCAGGGTCAACCGGGTCGCCATACTTCTGTGCTAGGCGCTCTGCGCCGGCAATCGCCGTGGCTATAATCGCCGCCAATACGCCCTTGGCGTTGCCGTAGTCGGCAGGGTTTATCCAGCCCTGCATTTGATTCTGCGGCTTCATGCGAGAATGTACATACACATAAAAGCCCATGATTCTTGGGTCATCCTCGCTTCGCCCAAGGGAGACTTCAACCCCGTCAATACAAACAGTCATGCTTCCACCACTCGTGTAGTTTCTTTGTTAAATCCCAAGACATTCACCAAATAACAGCAAACCGTTTCTGCGTTAGCTAGGTGGCGAAAGGTCACCAGCCATTCCGGTTGGGTTCGCGCCAAATCCGCCTCATCCACGACTATCTTAAACATGGCGCAGTACCCCACCAACGGTCGCCCAAGAACGCTTGCGGTTTATCTCCATTTTGGCGTCAATCAATACACTCACATCAACAATGCGGCAGCGGGAAGCGCAAATGTTGGAAACTGTCGCTATAGCGTCCCGCAGCATCAACCGTATTGCAGTTGTGGGTGCGCCCGCAGCGACTAGGTGGGCTGTCTTGGCAGTCAGTTCTATAACCATGGACAACGGAACCGCCCCGCCTGACGGATGCTTGAGAAGCCCGTCAACCCCCAACCCTGGGACAACTCGGTGCCATATCTGAAGCAACATTATCAATACATCAACACATTCTTCAGCTACCTGCGCAGAGTCTTTGTTATACAACACAGCCTCAACCAGTTCCGCAACTTCAATGTTGCAGCGTGTAGCTACCTGTGTCAGCGGTACTTCCCCGAATGTCTCACTTGCCCATGCGGTAATGCTTTCTGGTGTTTCTTTCATTTCGCTTTCTCCAAGTAGTAACAAACCAACCTCCCGTCAACTTGGCGGCAAAGGCGGGTTGTTTTCTTTGCCGCGTAGGTACCAACTCCCGCCTTGCGCAAGGTGTCCGCAGCCTTCCAGTTAGGGTCAGGGTCAGCATAAGCAATCGCGTTCCCGATGCAAAGCGCAATAATTAGCAAGAACTCAACAAGAAAAAACACTTTCAATGAGCGGTTCATCAGTGTAACGCCTCCTTGGGTGGGGTTGATTGGACTGTCTCTAAGTAGGCGGATTGCCCATCAGGGGAAACAGTGAGGGCAAGCGGTTCCGCGCGGGGGAAGGTGATGCCCTCTGCGCTCCAAATCCTTCCCCACTGATCATCCATCAGTTGGTTGTATTCCGCAACCAAGGCCAACACACGCTGCTCTGTTTCCTCACGCAAGCGCAAGCCCTCTTTGAAGGCTTCCAGTCGCAAGCGTTGTATTTCTTGCGCAGCCGCAAGGCTTTCGCCAGTCAAGTCAATTCTCACAGCGGTTCCCCCAGTATACGCTCACCCAAAGAGCAAAGGTTGTCCAGTAGCCAGTTTTGCATAGCGCGGGTACAGTCGCCGTGCCCGTACCGGATGTGCACCCATTCTTCCAGTAGCGTGCCTGCCAGCATTTTGGTTCCTTGTTGGAAGGCGAGTTCAGTCAACATGATTGTTTTATTGATGCAATCGGCTTGCCCCATGACGCCGTCCCCCAAGAAGGGGTACACTTTGATGTTGTAGTCTGAGACAGGGAACCCCAGCGAAGTACAAAAGGCAACCGCCCGACGCAAGCGAGCAGTGTCCACGGCATCCAGCAACATTTCAACCGGGGTGTGATCCAACTGCGTTAAGTCTCGGCAAAGCTGAATGGCTGATAGGTTGCAGGTTTGTCCGGCTTTCGCGTAGTCTCGCACGAGTCCCATGAACACACCAGACGGCAGGTTGCCGGCGTAGTCTAGGTGACGCTCTGAGTAATCGCCCTCTGCCAGCAGCACCGTAGCAAGGATGTCTTTTTGGTCGCATCCCGCCAAACCCGCAGCAATTGCGTGGTTCGCTTGCCACGAGTATTTGATCAATCTATCCTCCGACAAGTCAAGCTGCCGCAAGATGTTGTAGGTGTACTTGTTGGGCTTGCTCAGTGTACCTGCCTTGATGCCGCGATAATACACTGCGTCAGTTTCGCCCGCGTGTACTTCTAGCACCTCGTTGGAGAACAATAGCTGTTTTCGGGGCAACACTACCGCGTCCCGCGCCGCCCAAACGGAATCCAGTCCGCTGACCAAAAACACCGTTTCATCTTCAGTTGCGTCTACCGCGCTCCCATCTTGGTGGTAAACAGTCCCGCGCTCATCCATAGTGTTGCAGTATAATTCACGAAAGGCTTGCCACAATTCCCAAGTCTTTCCCAACTCCGTGGTGAAGCCTAACGCAGTCACTGTTTTCCCCTCGAGGTGGTTGACATAGACAAGTTCAAATGACTTGCCCCGTATAGTCTCAGCCTCCTTGAAAAAGGTGTATTGCTCTCCCCCCACAAAAAGGGTGATTGTTTCGTGGTGGCGCAACAGAATAGCAATGGCGTATTTTAAGCCGGTGCCGAAAAAGCCCACGGCGTGCTCATTGTCTTTCGCAGACACGCCGAAAGTTGTGATGGCTCTGATATCAATTAAGCCGGGGTTGCGGAATACAAGCATGATCTATCTCCATTTCTGGTTGGTTTATTATGTAACCGCGCATGCGGTTCACTTCAATATCAAATTGGTCGGGGTGGTGGGTAGTCAGCTCAAGCGCAATCGCCGGCAGGAATGCCCCCTTGGGCAAAGTACGCTGATGAATTGCTAGGTAGGCGCTGTTCAGTTCGTGAGCTGTTAAGCGCCCCCCGAGGGTGAACCGTTCCGGCAGGGTGTACAATCAACCATCCAAGATGACCTTCTTGGAGCGTTATTGTAACCGTCTTGCCAGCGGGAGTCTCCCAAGAAACTGGGCGGCACAGAAGGGGTTTTGGGGCTTCTTGCTGAAATACTTTCCGCCCTACTTTTTGCTCATACGGTTTCCCCACGTGAGTAATCACGCGCGGTTCGCTAAGGGGAGTGCCGTCAGGCTTTATTTGTTGGATAGTACAACCAACATCCGCATTTATTACATCAATCCAAGTAAGGCGCATCATTCTGTCTCGTTTTCTGTAGGGGAGTCGGGATGTCTCCCCCGTGAAAAGAATAGTAAAGCGGAACCCCGCCGAAAGTAAAGCGGTTTTTTAATTTATTTTGATGTTTGAGAAAAAATCCGTTGCGCGGTTGAGCCAACCGTTCAAAAAGTCAGCTTGTAGCTGGACAGAACATTGCTTGCGTTTCCGCGCAAGGTAATAGTCAGCAACTACGATTCTGCCCAGGAAACGCACGCGGATGCCGCAAACTTCCATAAAAACCTGTTTGATATCAGAAGCGTTCAACGCTGAAATGCTTTTGTCCCCCAAATCGCCGTCAACTTTCAGCCCCCCAATAGCGGCTTGGAGCCACTTAGCCGCACGAGACTGCCCATGAAGTACCCCGCAATCAACTATCAACCCGCGCAAATTGTCGTCCCGTATACGGTCAAACTTTGGCTTTTTTATGTACAAGAACTTGTAACAATCAACCGCTTCCTGCTGCGTCAACGCAGCAACCTCTGCAGGCGATACCGGCTTGCCCCGGTACTCCCCCAGTGTATTTTGGGTGATGCCATACTTAGTTGGACCACCTTTATCATGGGGCTTGTTCGTGTAGGTTGAGCCTTCGCGCTCAATAATTTCATAGATGATATGAAGGTCAGTTTTCATCAGAACGGCTCCCGCAAGTGTGTTTTCTTAGGTAGGTGGTCAAAGTCCAAATCCTCCAGAGACTCCCCAGGCCAGTCATATGGACCACCCAAGTGTAAGTCCCAGTGCCGGCGCACAACATCTAGGGTAGGGACGCAAAAGACAGGGCAACGCTTCTTCATAGTGAATTGGAACCCCCGCTCATCCGGCACGCTGACTTCAATTTGCTCAGTGCGGCTGGACACTGAATCTTTGGGGAAAAACCGCATGAATTGCTTCACGAAACTTATGCGCCCAGCGCGAAAGTTCCGCCCCTGCTTCTGCATTTCGTGGATATAATCTTCATACAGTTGATCTTTTGATACAGACCCCTTCCAACCTCCATCAGCCGCGAAAGTTGAGCCGCTCCATAGCTTCCAGAAAAACCACTGTGTTTCAGGGGACATAGACAGAATCTTTTGCTCTTGTAGCGCGCCCGTCACTGGGACTTCGCGCACCTCGAAAGTGCTGAGGTCATAGGACATTAAGAAGTGGAGCAGGTTTTCCAAGCCTCCGTTGTCCAGTTCATCCTTGATGCCCTTAAAGTAGGCAAAATCTTTGCGATTGCCGTCTAGCACATCCATAGCGAAAAACCGGCGCTCATCTAGTCCAGCGGGGACAACCCAATCATCGTTGGAGGCGAGAATGAGGTGGACAAAGTTGGGCGCGGCTTCAGCGTCAACGCCCTTACCCTCCACAATTAAATGTTCCTCAGTGATCAGAGTCTTCAGTACACTCTCATGTTTTTTGTCGCCGGCAAAGAATGCCTCATCACCAAATAACAACACAGCATCTCTCAGGTGGCTGTTAAAGGAACCCACCAAGTGCTTGCTGTCTGATACTTGAAGGAAGTGCCGCCCGAATAGCGCGCCCAACACCTTAACAAAGAATGACTTACCCGTGCCGCGCTTGCCGCGCAACACCATAGCAACCTCCCCCGGCGTGTCGGGATGTTGAACTACCCGCGCCATCCAACCCAGCGTGTACTTGTAGTTGACATCATTTCCGCCGCAGATATTGATGCGCACATGGTCCAAGAAACTTTCATGCTTTCGCCCAGGGAGGGCTTCGCAAGCGAACCCTTGCCAAAGGTTGTAGCTTCCCGGAACCTCTTTGCCAGGAGCAAAAACCAGTGTCTCAAATTGCCGGCGCAGGGGGTTCGCCAACCAGAATTGCCCCGCCGGTTTTTCAATCGACTTTCCTTTATCGTCCACCCCACACTCAACCCGCAGATGGCTGTAGCGGTTGCGAAAATCCTCGAAACTTTGCTTGCTGATGCGTTGGCGCTTCATGGCAGGGTCATAGACCTCGCTGATGATGCGGCATTTGCCCCCCAAATCGGCTATGACGGCGTGTTTTTCGTTCAGCTTGCGCAGCCAAGGATGTATTGCTTCCTCGTGGGCGCGTTCTATCTGCCGCAGGGCGTAGCTCTCCCAACCGCGCTTTTCCTTTACGCTGGATGCTATCTCGTTTGGTCCAGTGATGACCGCATAAATCATTTCATCCGGTATTTCAGCGCGGATGAGGTCGCAGCATACCCTGAACAGAACCTCACTGCGGGAGGGGTAGCGCCCTGCGTCAATCGGGTCAATTCCCGTGGCGATAAGTGCCAGCGTGGTATCGCTGACGGCTTTGTTGTTATCCTTGCACCACTGACGCAGTTCCTCAACACCCACCTCGGGGATGTTACCTGTGATGCGTAGTTTTGTTTGCGCCCCTAAACTACCCGGCGCATCAAAGTTCTGCACTCGGTGGGCTGCCGTGAACTGGTCAATGCTGTATACATTCCCGTCATCGAACTCAATCAGCGAGGACATGCGGGGGGTGCGCCCCTTCTTTGCCTTGCGCTCAGTAGGGAGGTTGATGGTTCCCGGTAGGCGCATGATGCGGTCTACATTGTGGCAAGCATCCGCCTTGAACAGCTTTTCCAGCTGTTGGTTGTAGGCTTCCAGCTCTTGCGCCCTTGCCACATCACCATTTATGTCCAGCCGTTCATCAGGCAGCAATTTCCAAAACGCTTGCAGTCCGCCGCCCGAGTCGAGGATGACCGTGGGCGCGGGGCGAAAGCTGCGCAACAGCACCAACGCCCTGTCGCGTTCCGCCTCGGGTTCCTCTCCCGCGCGGGGGTCAATATCCACATGCAACCAACCCAACCGCAGCACATCTTCTTTGCTGCCTTTGTTCTTCAAGCGGGTTCTGACGGGATTTACATGAAAATACAGGTTTTTGCGCCCCTGCCGTTCTTCAATCCAAGTCGCCGCCTCTGCCCATTGATCGGGCAAGAAGGATATTGTCTCAGTCCCCCCGTCGGGAATGATGGCGGTCAGCGCCCAAATCTCAGCGCCCCATTTCTTCAAGAACTCTACCGCAACATGAGTGTCTCCCTTCAGCATAGGTTGTTGCTCCAGTAATCCACCAAGCGAGAACAATCCTCACGCCCGCGCTCCATGCGGCAAATCCACAAACGGGACACCCCGAGTATTTTGCTCAATACGGCTTGATCAATTTTATCTTTCGCACCCAGACCCAACCGTTGATTCCAGCGTTTTCGCGCCAGCACGCAGCTCTCACCCGCGTTGGGGACTAGCTGAGGCAGCTTGCTGAGGTTAGGGCGTAATCGTCCCGGGCAGTCACGCTCCCAACTCAAGTACACTTCCCGACAAACGCCCCAACGCTTCGCGGCGCTCTCGAGGGACTCCCCCGCCCTGCGGCGAAACAAGTACAATTGCTCCCCGGTTGATAATTTACCCAACGCTACTATCTCACGAGCCATTTTATTAAGTCCTCTGCTTTCGGTTGTTTATTCCAATGATCCAGCGCAACCTTGTATAATTCGCGCTTGGTTGTGTTGCCTAGAAACTTGGCTGCTGTCCGTCCCTCGAACAGTAACCAATCTGATTCGCCCACCTTCAAAATAACATACACCCTCCCGCCGGGGCGGGAAGTGCGGCGCAGTATCCAAGCCCGCTGCTCAGGAGTGAAGTGGTCTATCTTAACCTCAGTGCCTTCCCGCACTGGCCAGTTGTGCAAATACTTTAATTCAATCCAACCCCGCGTGAAGTTTACATCAGGAACCCCCAGCCCCAGCATATCCTCGATGCGTATGGGGTCTAGTGTACGCAGAAGGCTTCGCAATACTTCCCACATCGTCGCTTCACTGGCCATGCTCAACCACCTCTACCCCAAGCCCCGCTGCCGTTTGCGCAGCTTCCTGTACTAACCCCCTCCAGTGATCCACCCACGCCGTAGCGCGCAGCGGGAAGCCCTCAGTGTCTTCCAGTCGGGGCTGTATCACGCGCAACACTCCTGCGGCAGCCATTGCACGGATGCAGTCGGGGCACGCGGGGAAGTTTGTCACCATCGTGCTGCCTCGCACCAGCTTCTCATCGCAGTATCGTTGCGCGTTCTGCAGCGCGATTATCTCTGCGTGTATTACATGCTTGTACTTGTACTCTCGGTCAGCCCACAACTCGGGGGCGTTGCTGTGCCCCTCGGGAAAGCGGTTGAAGCCCGTTGCTAGGGTGCGCTTGTTACGCGCCAAAACTGCCCCCACTTTAGTGGAGGGGTCGTGGCTCCAAGTGCTCGCCAACCTAGCCACGGAAGTGTGCTTGTCTCGCCACAACTTATTCATCCCATCGAATCTCCCCAGCTAGCGCCAACCTCAACATCCACCTTGGATGGTAGCTCCATGGGCGTACAATTGCGCATTATCTCAGCTGCAGCTTCAGCCTTAGCCCGCTCGTGTACACTCAGGGCAATTTCGTCGTGTACTTGTATGATCATATCAAATCCTGCGTCAGCTAGGGCAACCATTGCCATCTTGGTCTGGTCGCCGCTGGAGCCTTGGATCAAGCGGTTGAAGCCCTTATGTGTCCAGTCATAGTTGCCGTACTCATCAACCGGGAACCGGCAGCGCCTGCCCGATACCGTCATGATAAAGCCTGTCTTTTTCGCCTTCGCTTCGCAAGCCTTCGCCATCTTGCTAATGAACGGCACTCTGGCGTTAAAGGTGTCCAACAATTGCTGTCCCTCTGCGCCGGCAGCTTCAAATCGCCGCGCGCCCATCTCTATCAAGCCCTGTCCCTCGGCAGAGTTAGCGTCAACCAAGATGCCCCTTGGTCCACGGACAGCCATCATTGTCGGTAGTCCCAACTTGCGGCACATCTTAGCCCCACCCATGCCGTAGGACAAACCCAAATAAATCTCCTTTGCATCCTTACGCTTTATGCCCGCCATGTCCGCCATCATTTGGTGGTTGTCGGTATCAGGGTCATTGCGGTATTTGTCCCGCGCTTCCAAAGCTGCTCGATGGGCTTGGTGTCCTATCAGTTCCCCGCAAATGCTGGCATAATGTACTGCCCAACGAGGTTCCTGCTGCGAGTAGTCATTAGAAGCCCAAAGTTGACCTTGCTCGGGGAGGTAAATGCTGCGCCACTCCTTAGCAAACTCATCCCGACTGGGCTGCTGCTGAAGGTTAGGGTGCTCACAGCTCAAGCGCCCATAGGCTGCTCCAGCTACCCCTTCTGACTCATCATCCTTCTGGCGCTTCAACTGATTAAAGGTGCAGTGTATCCGCCCACCTACCATATGGTTGCGGACGGATTGCGCGAAGGTTGTGCGCAGCTTATTCACCTTGCGGGCATTCTCCAGCAACCTAGCCACTTGGTGATCGGAACTCGCCAACACATCCTTATCAATGGACAATTTTTTACTCTTGGGCGTAACGCCCAAGCGGATGCCGATGAACTGAAGGGCGGGGGCAATGACTTCAGTTTTCCAAACATCCCCCACCTTAATCTGTACGCCCGTCAAGCGTTGTATCTCTTTCAACGCGGCAGCTTCTTGCACTAGCGTTGCCGCCTCAATTTGCGCCAAGCGGTCTTGGTCTATGCGAACCCCCCGCTGGCGCAACTTCAACAACACCGGCAGCAGGCGGGACTCCAAATCAAACACGCCCTGCAAGCCTTGTTTTTCAATCTCCCGCTCTTGTAGGCGCAAAATCTCCAGCGGTAGGCGGGCATCTTGCTCAGCGTAGCCTCCCACGAACCGCGCGGGAAGTCGCCACATGTCTTTCTTGGGGTGTGCTTTGTAGTCTACCGCAGCTGCTTTCAGCAGCGTTTCATCCTTCCCCTCCAATCCCCAACGCTTTGCGACATTGTCCAGTGAGTAGCTATCATGCAACTCACAGATGAGCGGGTCAGCAATCAGTACATCGCGGAAAAAACGCGCGCCGCTAAATACCACCCCGCTACCGCCCAACCAATCGAGGTCATAGGGTAGGTTCGCCCCAACAATATCGCCCCGAAAGATTGCTGCCTGCTGTTTTAGGTAGGACAACACAGCCCCGACGGGCAGGTTGTCCCCGCCCTCGTGTCGTATGGGCAAGTAGGCGCTTGGTCCATCCTCGATTGCGAAAGACACCCCCGTGATGTAACCGCCGGGGTGCCGCACCCCTGGACCAACTTCCTTCAGCAACGGGTCTTTCGTCTCAATGTCCACGCAAACACGCTTTGCGGACTCCCACGATGGCAATGACTCCATTGCCGGCGGTCGCCAATCGCTATGGACAGTGTTAAAGAGCGGTTGTTGCATTAGCCTTTTCTCTCCCCTGCAGTTTCAAACAGCTTAGATTCATACAACTGCAAGAGGTTATTCGCGTGGTTGATTGCCATGTCCAGCTCTTCTGTTGTTCTCTCAAATAACGCCCAGAAGATAGCGGGGCGGTCAACCCACTCAATTTTGTTCGCTTCAAAAAATGCGTTCAACTCCACTACCTGCGGGCAACCCGTAGCGCCGCACTTTCCCCCAGCCTCAACTACCCGCTCTCGAATCTTCAACAAGTAGTGACGGGCTTTTTCAAGGTCTTGCTCGCCATTCTTTTTGCGGTAGCGGCACAAATACTTGGTGGCGCAGCCTCGCAGATAACTGAAGTTGTGCTTTGCAATCAAATCCCAATGTTGGTAGTCTGATTGATAATGGGTTCCGCCAACTTGTGTATCATTTGCTTTCATTTCGCACCTCTCTTGCGCGTTTGGTTTGTTTGTCGTACAAGTACCCCGCCAAGCCCCCGTCAGGACTCAGCAGGAATCTATGAACCTCCAACAATTTTTCAGCCAGCTGCTCCACGGTATCGTAGGCTGCGTGTTTCAGTCTGGGGTCAGTTTTCCATTCTTGTGCTAGTTTTTCGGTGTCCACATGAAGTCACTCAGCCGGTCACAGAAATAACCCCGCTGTTGGTAGGTCAATAACAGATGAAGCCCGTCAGCCAAATCTTCCCCCTCCTTGCAAATTGGCTTGAGGTTGAACAACATCTTGTCCAAACTTCTTTTGCAGGCATCCATCATCGCGGTAGCCGCCCAATTGCTGTACTGGTGGTGCTCTACCGTAGCCCACAAGAACAAATCCGCTAAGTCCATAGCCGCTGCCCAAGCGCGCTCAATCTCAGTCAACTCGGGGCGCAACTCCAACCGGCGCAAAATATCATCCTCATTGCGTTCATACGCCTCTTGCATCTCGGAACAAATACCCTTACCCGGCGAGGGCAAATCACCCAGCCAACGCTCAGCAACATCGTGCCAAATCAAGGCTTTTATCAAGTTCACTGAGGGGTTGGGGTGCAACAGTAGCAACAGGTTCACAGCCCCGTAACTATGGGAAGCAATCGTGTAGTTGGACTGGTGCGGCAGGGCGTGACAGCGCCGCACCTCCCCCGCTTCGCGCACGGCTTTGATGCGGTCTAGTTTCAACTTCAACTCTCTCTCAAGCGCCATGGGCAGCTACCTCCCGACGGGCTAACCATTCCAAGCAAGCCTTTTTCCAATCAGCGGCTTCGCAATGCGACAATATGTGTCTAGCTGTGGCCATCCTGCTGCTTTTATCCCCGTGCGGGCTTTTGTAGGCTCCCCAAGCGGCAAGTACGGGGGCGGCAACCTTGCGCAACCATGGGTCAACATTCCCCAACGGGATAGCGTTGGCACCTTCCTCCAACAGCGCCGCTGCTTGCGCGCGCCACTCATCTACCCCAACCGACATCACAGGGTAGGGGCAAGGTTCCAGTTGATCGTAGGGGTTGGTCACGGGAGTCCCAGGAAACACCACATAGTCGCCTACGCCGCGCACTTTTTCCAGCACCTCTTTGTATGCGTGGAAGTTGCAGGACACCTGGCGATACACCCCCACAGGCACGCCAATCGCACAGGCAACCCACTCCTGCAGGTAGCTGAAATGAACCGCGTTTGCGCCGTAGGCTCCCCAGATAATGTCATTGGAGCGGTTGAACACGGTCATGTCCAGCGCCCCCTCGTGCGTTATGGCGAACACGGCTTGCGTATTACAGGGCACATCCTTACCGTTGCGCCCTAAATCCTCAGCCCCATCCCACATTTGCAGCACGCAACGGCGGTCATCCGGGTTCGCTTTTAGTTGGGCGACTATCCTTAACAGTTGATCGTGCCCAAAATAACGCAACCAACGGTAGCCGTAGGCTCCATGTAGTGTCTCGCCGTCGTCAGAGAATGTAGCCATGCGTGGTACATAGGCTGCCACGCCGGCAACATCGTTGCGCCCAAGCAACATCCAAATGGATTCATACAGATGAAAAAACGGGTTGGCGTCGCGTTCAGCCCAGAAGATGACGCGCTCCAGTGGTTTCAAGTAAGTGGTTGTTACCGGCTCAGGAAACATCACCACTTCGCCATTGCGGGAGTCTCGAGACACGCCGCAAGTCTCCAACTGTGCCAACGCCTCGGGAAGCGCGGCGTGCACATTTCTAACGGTCAGGGTTTTCATTTTACAGGCA